TTTACTACGATCTCAGGAGTTACAGAAACTGGCACAATTAAAAGTACCATGATCGGGAATTCTGGATCTCAATTATTCCAGAACGAATTTGTAATTGAAATTGCCGGCAGTTCTGCAGAGTTATTAGGTTATTTAAGATTAGTTAAAAATCTTAGATTCCTTTTACAAGTTGAAGAAGTGGGAAATAGTAACATAAGGCAATTGGGTTCTAAACGTTTCCCGGCTAGATTCACAGGTATTGAGCAGGCAATCGAAGCGGCAATGGAAGGAAAGAACAGCGTAACTCTTACAGTCCAAGATAAACAAAAATGGCCTGCTCCTGTTTATAAAGGCACTGTACCAATGCAACCTGCAGAATAGTAATTTTTTTCATTTTAATTGTTTTTAGTTAGTAGGGAAAGCGTTCTTAGGAACGCTTTTTTTTATGTCCTATTCTTTCTGCAGCATACTTTACATTTTTGTAGTGTAAAAGAAAAACAATGCTTAATTACCCGGAACAAATAAAAGAATACCTGCAGACCAACTTCACACCCAGTGATGACGATAAGGCCAATTTTAAACAAACCACAATGGGCTTATTGTTTTTTCTGTTTGATGTGTTTCCCAAGAACTGTATAAGCGATTTTGAATTAAACGATATCCTTTTGGAATTAGGATATACGCGTTACACCTGGATTGAGGAAAGTACTGTTGAATTAGATGAAAATCATTTTGAAATTCGAAAACGGTTGGTTACCGGATGGTGTCTTAAAACCGAATGGAACTTAAAACCTGAAGAAATAGGAAGTAAAAAATAAACCTCCCGACATTTAAAAAAATTCTCACGTCCTTTTAAACCGCGCACCAAAGGCCGTCGGGAGGCAAATGCCTTCTGATGCCTTTGGTGCGTTTCTATTTAGGACGTGAGAGGCGCAAAGATATTGAATTTTAACTTTGTGTATTATATTATGATTGAAAATGTCAAGCCGAAAGGAAGGCTTAAAACTCCTATTTCGTATTATGGTGGTAAACAGTCCATGCTTAAACACATTTTGCCGCTTATCCCGGAGCATAAAGCGTATGCCGAACTCTTTTTTGGCGGCGGGGCCGTTTTTTGGGCTAAGGATCCTGCAGAGGCAGAGATCATAAACGACTACAATGGTATGGTGGCGAACTTCTACGAACAATTAAAGTCTAACTTTAAGCAGCTTAAAAAGGTTATCGATGCAACACCATACAGTAGACAGACGTATCAAAGAGCTTTAGTAGTTTATGACAATCCGTATTTGTTTAGTCCGGAAGTAAAAGCCTGGGCATTTTGGATCTCAACGGTTCAGGGTTTCAGTAATAAAATTGGCAGCTGGAGAGGATCCACAAATACAAATAAAGGATCTTTACAAATCGATAATAAAAAACACCTCATTACTCCGGAATTGAGTAAACGTCTTGACTTAGTACAGATCGAATGTAAGGATGCAATTTACTTAATAGAATGGCTAGATAGTCCGGATACATTTTTTTATTTGGATCCTCCCTATGTCAATTCTGACCAAGGCCATTATGGCGGTTACACCCAGGAACATTTTAACCGACTTTTAGATGCACTTTCCAAAATTAAAGGCAAATTCTTACTGAGCAGCTATCCTAATGATGAGCTGGATCTATACCGTAAAAAATACGGATGGAACAATGACGATAAGAATATGCAGTTATCCGCTTCAAAGTCTAAATCGGCTCGTAAAACTGAATGCCTGACTTACAATTATACTCTCTAACAATTACAGCCCTGCCTTGCGGGGCTGTCCTATTTTAAGCCGGTACCGCTTTCCATTTTTGCTATATGGAAACGATACAAAAATGGTTACAGGATCCTAAGGATTATTTTGCAGGTATTGCCCTTTATGCTACGATACAGGGATGTAAACCGGTCCTGTTGGCCAACCTAAAAAAAAGGGAAACGGCACCAATGCGTGAGAAGCTTAAACATGAGCTGAAGCAATATGTACTGCAGAATACCGAAAAGGAAAGTAAAGCCGCAGCGCCTTTAAAAAAAGTGCCGGCGGTTAAGCTTCCTGTTCCTGAAGCAAAACCGGAACCACCCAAAAAGAACCCTAAAGAAACGGTTCTATACCATCAACTGCCGGCAGAACTACGACCGGCTCTTTTGGAAGCTCATAACCTTTTTAACGAAATGTGTTTACTCAAGGCAGCGCTTAACGATCTGCTTCAGGAACAGGAAAGCGAAGCGCTGGAGCTGCAGCTACAAATACATGCACTTCGCAAAAAGAACGAATTGCGCTGGAGCAGGATTGACTATTGGAAACAACACAAAAAAATACCTGCAGCAGCTAAATCCAAAAATGAGGTATTGAATGCTCCCGGACTGGTCAAGAAACAGCAGAATCTTTTTAGCAGTATCTCAAGGCTTAAAAAGAGATATCAATTTAACCAGGAACAAATGAAGCTCGCAACAACACTAAGAGAAAAATCCAAGCTGGAGAAAGCCATTGCCAAACAAGCTGAGAACCTGTTAAGGCAAGAGGATCAGCTTATCGAATTAACCGCATTAATAGATCGTAAGGATGAGTAAGGAAAAGAAAAGAGAAATGATGATCAAAAGGGATGATACCGCTTTTGACAGGATCCTGGCACACCATTCCAATCCTGAAGCATTCCCATTAACCAATATTGAAAAGGAACAACTTAGCCGCTGGCATGAGTGCTTTACCTTAATGCTTAATCATTGGTCGAAACCTAAAATTGTTTTAAAATGGAAAACAGACAAAGATCTGTCTCCAGCTCAGGCCTATGCTGATATAAGAAATGCAGAGTCATTGTTTGGTAATGTGTTTAAAGCAGATCGCGAAGCTTACCGTGCCAAATGGATGTTATGGGCTGAAGACTATTTAACCCGCAGTATTCAAAAAGGAGATATGAAGGCTCAGGCAAAGGCGCTTGATCTTATTGGAAAATATGGAGGATTAGCGGTTGAGGATAATCCATCATTTAATCCGGAGAAACTTAAACACTATAAAATCGAATTTGATCTACCAAAGGCGCTTGTTGAAATTATGCAAGATATGGCTGATAAAGGTGTACACGATTTCAATAGTCTGGATGTGACTGATATCCCATTTGAAGAAATAAAAAAAGAAGAGGATGAATAATATTAAAAGAGTCCTTTTAACATTACCTCAGGCAGGGGCGGTTTTAAGCCGTCAGAAAATGAAATATTTTGAATGGGGGCGTGGTTCCGGAAAATCTTTTATCCTGGCATATTTTATTTGGAAAATGGTTACAGAGATGCCCCGTGCTTCTTTTGCATTAGTTGGGGTTACATATTCACAAATATTGGCAACAACGCTACCATCCACCCTTAAAGCACTAGAAATACTCGGCCTTATTCAGGATGTCGATTTTGTTGTTGGGAAAAGTGGTAAAAAGTATGGATTTGAATTACCCTTTGAAACACCTAATCAATGGAATTGCGTTATACATTTTAGTAATGGCGCTGTATTGCACCTTGTTTCTCTCGATGGGGGCAATAGTAGACGTGGATTAAATACATTCGGTTTTATAGCTGACGAGGCTGCATTGTTAAATCCTGAAAAGCTGTATTACGATGTACAGCTTACAAATCGTGCTAAATATGAAAATAATCCTAATGCTTCTATGCTCGGAGCAGAGGTATATGCATCATCTACTCCTTTAACCAAAAAAGGTAAATGGTTTATTGAAAAGGAAAAATTAGCTAAATCAAAACCAAACGAATATTATTTCTCTAAAGCCAGTTCACTTTCTAATCCTAACCTGAGGGAGGACTATCTTGTAAAGGCAAGAGATAATGCGCCATCATTAATGCTCTTTGAAGCTGAGTTCCTAAATAAGAGGCCTAAAGAAATAACGGACGGGTTTTATGCAAACCTTAATCCGGACATACATTATTATACTGATTATGATGTTAGCTTCTTAGAGAAACAAATATGGTTACCTGAAGGCATTACACTTGACTGCAGACAAGATAAGGATCTACACAGAAAACAACCGCTTATTGTTAGCCTTGACTTCGGTGTATTCAATAGCCTTACAGTATCACAATACAATAAGGAAAGTAATACGTTCAGAGTATTAAAATCCATGTGGGCCAAGTCTCCAAAGATCACTAACGATTTGTTTATTGAAGAGTTCCTACCATACTACTCAGCTCACCAGGAGAAGAAGATCTATTTGTATGGTGGACACGATGGCCACAATAACCAAGCTAATAGTACAAAGACATTATACGAACAGCTGGAGATATTACTACGCCAACATGGATGGACAGTTTATGTCCAGGCTAAGAAGTCTGCACCATTGCATTCAAGGAAGTACTTACTTCTTAATGCCATATTAAAAGAGACTGATCACAGATTACCAAAGATCAGGATCCATCAGGAAAATTGCTCTGATCTTATTACTGCCCTGGAGAGAGCAGAAGCGATCGAGGGTAAGAATGGTATTGAGAAACAAAAGAAGGATGAGCGTAACAAGTCAATGCTCCAGCAGCACACTACCCACTTAACCGATGCCTTCGATTATCCTATATATGATATGTTCTGGGACACATACGACAGCGGCAGTAGGCCTGTAAGCGAAGGCCTGATCATGCTTAGATAATCCAAATCAATATTTTATCAAACACCGATCGGCGGCGCTGAGCGCTGCCGTTTCATATATCCTGAAAATTCACAAATGGAAAGTGAAAAAATTTAAAGGGCGTGGCGAGGTTTTCCGTCGCAAAATGGAAAAAATTTGAATTTTGAAAGGTTCACTTGTTTGAAAAATAAATAGTTAAATAAATAATCACTGGAAAAGGTATCCAAAACAGGACTGTAATGGCCTGTCCTATTTTAAAAAGTGTACAGTTTAGAATTTAGCTGCATGGAAATAGGAACAATTACACTCAAAGAAGCGCTGGACATTTTTAACCGAAGGGATAGCAAAGGAATGTTTGTACCCTTTGATATTTCTTTCCGGACGTTTAGTAAAACCACTAAGAAGGGCGGACAGCTTAAAGTGTATGAAGGTGTAAAATGGTTACCGTCTGCAAAACCGGAAACAGAAACAACGAAAGTTATTTACTCCCCTTCCTATAAAGAAGTAGTGGCAGGACTTCTAACACCGGTTAAAGAAAACAAGGATCCTAACCACTTTGAGAACCGCACTCGAAATATTGAGTTACCAAACGGAGACATCCGAAAAATAAACATTGATTTCATAATCCTGGTTAATAATTATAAAGTTATCTATTAATGGCAAGATCATTTATACAAGGAAATATAGGCTTTGCAGAATTTTCAACAGGTGCTGCAGTAATAAATTTTAAGGGATCTGCCGGAACTGAGGAAACATCAGTAACAACGGTAAAGATTGATACTAAAGATAAGACCGGAAAGATAGCATCGTGGGGTAAAAACAATGATACTCCACAAAAGATTATTGCCCAGGTTAGGAAAAATGCATCTGCAACTTCAGCTTTGGCCTTCAGGTGTGATGCCCACTATGGCAATGGTGTTACATTTTTAAAGAAAGATGTTACCAATGATGGTAAGCACAACATTACTGTCGTGCCGATCGATGCTCCAGAGATGGCAAAGGTAAAAGAGTTTTTTACCAAGTCAAAAATGAATATGTTTTGGAAAGAGACAATAACCGACCTTGAATGGTGGCGTATTGCTTTTCCGGAATTTATCTTGAGTAATGACTTCACACAGATCAACAGGGTAAAAAGGCATCGTGCTGCCTGGTGCCGTTACGAGATCATGAATGAAGTAACCGGCTTAGTTGAAAACATATACATATCTGAAAAATTTGGAAAGGAAAGTGTAAATACTGATTCAATTTTTGCAGCATCAGTACCGGTTATAGATAGTTATTGGACAGCAGATGAAGTAAAAGAATACTGCAAAGCGAAAAAGATTCACAAGTTTATACGTCCTGTCTTTTTCCCTTTACTGGATGAACCATATTATCCTGAAGGTGGTTGGCATGCAGTTGTTAATTCCGGATGGCTGGAAGTTGCCAATAGTGTTCCGGCATGGGTTAACAATATGTTTAAAAACCAGGTATCAATTAAATATCAAATTGAAATTGATGAACGCTATTACACAGTTACTTTTCGCGATCAATGGCAGGACTTCACAAAAGAAGAACGCGATGCAGAAAGAAAGAAAACTATAGATTCAATTAACGATCATTTGTCTAAACCTGAAAATGCCGGCAAGTCTATACAGACAATGATGTTTAAAAATGATAATGGCCAGCAGGAATCCTATGTGAAAATTACGGTAATAGATGATAAGTACAAAGAAGGTGTGTATTTACCACAAGCTGAAGCGGCCAACTCCGAAATACTTTTTGGTACCCGTGTGGATCCATCTTTAATTGGAGCAGGAATACCGGGGGGCAAGCTTGGAGCTGGCTCCGGTTCTGATAAGACTGCAGCTTTCAATATCATTAATGCTTTAATGAAAACACCAAGGGAAATAACCCTTGATTCTTACGAGTTCATTCGTGATTATAACGGATGGGACACAACAATTATGGCATCATTTGAAAATATATTATTAACCACCCTGGATAAGAACCCGACAGGATCCGAAAAAGTAGCAAGCTAATGATACTCACATCAACACCCGATCTTAAAAAATACGTTGGCGTTTCAGATTCATTCATATTTGAAGATTTCGAGCCGTATATAGATCAAGCTGTAAACCAATTTACAAGAAACTTTGTAGGCGAACTGCACGATGAACTGGCCAATGAAGCTCCTGAAGGAGAAAATAAACTGATACTGGATAAAGCCAGAAAGTTGCTTCAAAACGCAATAGCAAACTTTGGCATGTATATCTATATTCCGTTTGGTGCAATTATGTTTGACGGATCCGGAATGAGTAACGCTAAAAGTGATCAGCGCGAACCGATATCCTGGCAGCAACAAAATGACATCCAAAGAAGGGCGCTCACAGCGGGACATATTGCAATGGATCTTTTACTGGAGTTTATGGAAAAAAATAAAACCATGTTTCCTGAATGGACCAATTCCGAATATTACACGGAAAGTAAGGAGTTGATCGTAAGTAACACCGGTATTTTTAATAAGTACTATCATATTTTCAATAGCCGTCAGACTTATTTGGCCCTTAAACCTTCATTGAGACAGGTGGAAGATCAATATTTAAACAGCTTTTTATGCTCAGCTTTAATTGATCATTTGAAAAAAGATAGCGTAACTGGTATAAAAGACCAGGTTAAAACCACATTACAAAAAGCGATGGTGGCTTTCACAATAGCAAAAGTGGCCGACGAAGGATTATTTGTAATTGGTCCTGCCGGAATGAAGCTCCGGTTTGACCAATTGCCAAACGATAAGGTGCAACCGGTTGATAAAGTTTTTCTGGAAAAGACTACCAAGGCACAATTAAGCAATGGGCAAAACTATCTGAAAGAAGTAAAGAAACTCATTACCGACAATATTACAGATTTCAATCAATGCACCGATCCAATTATTCCAACAGAGAATAATTCCGGATTCATTCATAACACACGTAGTACATTAGGAATTTAAGAAACAGCCATGGGAATAATAGGAGCAAATAATCCGGATGCGTGCCATACTTGTGATGGAGGGAGTAATCCACCAGGAACAGAATTTCAGCAAAACA